ATCGGTTGTGGGTTGAGGGTGGGGACTGTGTATCGTTTGCCAGGTTGGATCACTGGCCATGCTGGTTGACCTGCTTCGCGCAGGTCGTCAGCTAGGGACATTGTGGTTGTCTCTGTATCGGGTGATCGATGATGGTGACAGTTTGATTCCACGTTTCTTGAGTGCATGGATGATCTGCATTGGTCTGATCGTTGGATCGTTCAATGCTTCGCGCAAGTCTTTGCCATCTTCGGCAGAGAGTTTGGCGATGATGTCGTCAATCTTTGACGCGCCTCTTAGTTCTTGGGCTTTGATTTCCTGTAGAAACTTTGCCATTAGGTACCCCCTTGAGATGCCAATCGATGTGTGAATCCAACTTAGTACCAATGTTCGTCACATTTCCACTAAGCACATCCAACGCATCCACAACCTTTGCATGGTCTTGCGTGTTCTCCTTACGCATCACCAACATCAGCGTCGTCATAACCCCACCCACAGCCGTGATCAACGCTGCGACAACAATGCCCCAGTCCATTATGCGCCCAGCGTTGGGTTGGCTGTCTCGTAGTCGAGGACGGCTTGTGGCATTGCTTGACCTTCGGTGAACCTGAGATGCCAAGGTTCTGCACCAGGCATGTTCACCACTTCATGTGAGAACCCGAACCGTTGCTCATTCTCCAACAGCCACGCGAGTACCTTCCCAGAGGCGTTGGCGACATCAACTGCGATGCCCATCATGTGACGTGAACACTTTGCAGGATCATCCACAGGTGATGCGAGTACAGCCATACCCTTCTTCAGATACCACTTCTTGCCGTCGTAGGTTCGGGTCTGTGCGCCTTCAATAACTTCCAACTGGAATCTTTGCAGGAATCCAGACTTCTGTTGGGCGATGCTGCGGAATGTGTCGCCGGAACTCGTCGGCTTCAGATTGATCCCAGCCTCAGCCTTCGCTGCATGCTTCATTGCTTCCCAAGCGCGAGCAGCACAATGGTGCAACTGACCGCCACCTGTGATGGGTCGCAACATTGTGAGGGATACCTCCGAAGGCTTCTTGCCTTGCAGATGGGAACACCACTTGATTGGGACTACAGGCCAAGGCATCTTGGTCATCGGGTCACTTCTTCTTCGCGCCGAATGCGTCGTTGATTTCTTCCATCGTGAGGTTGCCATCGAGGGATGCTTGAGCCAACTTCTGAATCACGGTGGCACACGCTGCGAAACCAGCGAGACATGCCGACTTCCATATCTCTAGTTCTGGTGCGATCAATGCCGAACCACCAACGATGGCCAACGCTGAAGACATGAACACTGCAACGATACGACCTGCAACATCTTGGAACTTCTTCATTCTGATTCTTCTTTCTTGGTGAGTGCGCCGATCAGGTGCAGAACTAATGCTCCAACAGTAAGCCAGATCACGACCTTTTGGATAGCCCCCGACAACGTGAGGATCGTCGTGACAGATGCAGCAATCGTCCACAGCAACGCATGGAACTCACCCCATATCTTCATCGCGTATTCCTTCGGATTGGTGCAGGGGCTGACACCAAGAATACAGCACTCAAGGCGATGAGCGCACGTCGAGTCTTGATAGGCACAGTTTGATTCGTCATCACATAATCATCAGCGAAACCTTCAAACAGATTCAACACGGCCTCAAACGCTTTACGCACCGACGATGGTGCATCCTGCACTGCTGCTACTAATTCAACAGCCTGCTCAGTTGACATTTCTTCAACTGCTACCTGCTCAAATACTTGTTCGGCTTCAGCGTTGGTTAGCACTTCAAGGATTGCCGGTTCGGATGCAACGGAGACGGCTTGGTCGGTGGTGAGGGCGAAGGCGAGCAGCTCGGTGACGATGGCTTTGACTTCTTCGGTGGTTGCTTGCTCGATGTCTGCTAAGGCTTCGACTACAGCCTCATCGCTGATGGGTGGGAGTGGTGCGTCTGCGGCTGGTTCGCTTGTCTCAGGGGCTTGTGGTGCTTCTGGCAGGGTGTCTGGGGGTGGGGGCATTGTGTCTGGTGGCAAGGGCATTGTGTCTGGTGGCAAGGGCATTGTGTCTGGAGGTAATGCGATTGTCGGTATCGTTGCTGGTGGTTCTGGCATCGTGACAGGGATGGGAGGGAATAATGGTTGTAGTACGAACGGCAGTGTCTCTGGTGGAGCAGGCTGTGTATCTGGTGGCATTGTCTCAGGTATGGGTGGCGGAGGAACCGTTGCAGGTGGCAATGGTTGTGTTGTCTCTGGTGGGTTTGTGGAAGTTGTTTGAGGTATCGAAGAAGTAGTTGTTGAACTTGTAGTCGTAGTCGTGCTGCTTGAAGTAGTTGTCTCGGGAATAGTTGTAGTGGTAGTGGTGCTGGTCGTAGTCGTGGTTGATTCACCGTTGGTGGTAAACGCATCATCCGGAACGATTGACCATCCCTCATTGTTGATGTTCCACGCAAGCATCAGACAGGACGAGCCGCCGTTTTCGTACAGGAACAGATTCAGGTTGGCTTGCCCTGCACTAATGTCTATCTGCCCAGACTCCATCCAACTGCAACCCTGATCACCCCAGTTGCCCCACTCATTCCCACCAATGTTGATACGACCACCATCATCAGTTGCCAACCAGAACTCAATCGTCTGATGCTCAGGGATCGTGATGAAGCCTGTCATGTGAACCATGAACAGATCGTTCGTGCAATCTAGATACGGCTCACCGTCATACGAACGGTTGATGTTGTTCTCAACCTCAGAACCACACAATGGATACTCACTGTCAGACATGACAGGAGGAACGACATCAATCGTGTAATACGACGTGAACAAACCTGGTGCCGGTTCAGCCGACGCTGACGGAATGAAACTAAAGATCGAGGCTAGAAGCGCAGGAGCAACAATCAGCCAACGCGACTTGAACACATCACTCAGGCTCAACTAATACTGGCGGTGCAAAATCTGTCCCATTCCAAGTGAAACCCTTACCTGCATAGCATCCTCTAAAGTTTGCGTTGTATGAAGTTTGTTTCCACTCACCCGTCAAACCAAGTGACGCAATAAACGCTTGACCTGCTAGTTCGGATTCAGGTAATGAACCGCCACCACAATCAGAGTTCGCAACAACAATAACTTGCTGAACAATTCCGTTTTCAACTTTTGCAAAGTGAGCCATGTTTAGACCTTGAACCTAATGTAAACAATTCCTGAACCACCAGCACCACCTGATTGCGCTGCTGCGGATTGTGCAGCACCGCCGCCACCACCAGCAGTGTTCGCAGCAGCAGCCGTACCAGCAGTGTTTGTACCACCTGCGCCACCAACCGATGAACCACCAGCACCGCCTGCCGATGTTCCACCACCTCCACCGCCACCAGACTTGAATAGTGACCCTGTACCAGTGAAAGCGTTTACATCGAAACCAGCACCACCAGCACCACCAGTATTGCTAACTGCGTTTGCACCAACAGCCGTATTTCCAGCACCACCGCCACCACCACCTAGATTGACACCTGTGCCACCTGTGAAGCCACCAAAGTCTGTAGTCAAAATTGGTGGGACTGCCAAATAACCACCTGAGTCACCACAAGCACCGCTACCCGAACCGCCACTTGCATCTGCCGATGCTTGTTGTGAAGAAGTTTGTTCACGACCACGACCACCACCGCCACCAATAATGCTTAGAATGGTTCCAATATATGACGGTGAACCTGCCACACCAGAACGGTAATCACCTCCACCAGCACCACCTCCACCAACCGTTATTGTTTGGTTTGCTGACAAATAAACAGTTGCTTGAACTTTGCAACCTCCACCGCCACCACCGCCACCTCTGTTTGAGCCAGTTGAACTACCACCTCCACCGCCACCAGCACCAAAGACCATGACATCAAACAAACCTGCTTTGCTAACAGTCAAAGTGCTAGTCGTCGTGAAGGTGAGAAGCGTGTATGCAGTACCAGCAACCGTGATCGCCGTACTTGATGCAGCTGTACCAGAAGCGACACCGTAACCAGTTGACGCATCAACCCATGCTGTGCCGTTGTAAACCTGCAACGATGTAGCAGTCGAGTAAGCAACCATGCCTGCTGATGGTGATGGGATGGCTGAGTCACGTGTTGCTGTACCAGAGAACACCATGACGGATTGATCCATCAAATATCCTTGGACATCACTCGATGTGAGTATGTCTCCTGATGAGAATGTTTTGCGTCCCAAGCCAGCCATGATGCCCCTATTCTATACCGTCACCCAAGAGGTGCCGTTGTACACGATGAAACCGTATGCAGTCGAGTATGAAACCATTCCTGCTGATGGGCTTGGGATCGCTGAGTCGCGTGTTGCTGTACCAGAGAACACCATGACCTTCTGATCCATCAAATATCCTTGGACATCACTTGATGTCAGCACATCTCCTGGTGAGAATGTTTTGCGTCCTAAGCCTGCCATAGTGTTCCCATTCTAGGTCAAACCGTAGAGGGTTGAATCCAACGGTGAGGTGTCCAATACGAACGGCAAGATGAGTTGGACTTGACCCAACCCAACAGTGACGCGATGTGTTGACGGGTTGACTGTGTGCCGAATAGATTCGACAACCACATTCTGTGTCACCGTTGCCGGTGTACCAGTCGAGAATGTCTTAGTCACCGACAAGATGTCACCAATCTCAAGTGCTGCCATCTGTGCTTGTTGTGCTGTAGTCAACGCATTCAACAACACATCCATCTCCGAGAACCGAACCACAGGGTCTTGAAACCGTGACAACAATGAAGCAGCCAACGCTGACCCAGCAGCATCGGTGGCCAACGGAACACCAGTCAACGACAACGCCTTAATTCCATACTGTGTTTGTGATGCCGTACCAGACGCAATCGACGAAACCGTACCACCCTCAATCTGCACAGCCACACGATTCACAACCGTCTCAGCCCCATAGATATTTGACAAAGACTGAATCGGCACACCAGCCGTACCACCAAACGAAGCCACAGCCGTACCAAACGACACCGCAATCCGAGCATCAAACTCAACCAACCCCGAACGATTAACAAACAAACGCCCACCCTCAGCCGTCGCCACATCCTGCAACGCCTGCAACGCATTCGTTGCATCCTCATACGCAACCGTTCCACACGTTGCAATCCCAGTCTCAATGTTTCGCAACGCAGTCGAGAACGCCACCTCTGGACGATCCAAGATTGCTGACACACGCGCAGAGGTGAGTTGTGATGAAGGGTTGAATGCGGTCAGGACAGTTTGACCAAGCTGACCGAGCGCATCGGTAGCAACGATTGTTGCTGTTGACAGGTTCGGTTCGGCATAGTCAATGTTCAAGTCGTACACAAATCCTGAGAACATTGCAGTCGTTCCGGCTGTACCGCCATACACCTCGAACTTGCGACGTGGTGCGATACCCACAGTCCCACCCGAATACCACTCTGACGCTGTGTTGAGCGGATCGAAGTATCGAGCAGCTGCACGATCATCAGCAGTGATTGTGCAAGACGATGATGGGAACGAATCAAGTTGGGTTGCACGGCCACGATTGATATTGATGTTGGTCACATACTCAGTGACATCCACAAAGTCTGTTGAGCCATCCAACACATCAGTACCATCCAACAGGCTGGAATCCAAAGTGAACGCATCAGCCAAGAACCCGACATCCAACAACACCTTGTACGTCGAACCCCACTTCGCAGCCTTAGCCACTAGCGCACTCCAACAAACCCAGCGAACTGATTACCATTCCTTCGAGCAAACTCTGTGAACATATCGTTCAGATCGGAGACAAGTGTTGCTTCATCACTAATCATCCCAGCGTTCACCGTGACATTGATTGGACTCCCATTAGCGTTGAACCCAGTCGAGTTACCTGACACCGTTGCCGGAATAGCATTAGCCGAACCAGCCATCGGATTGTTCAGATTGAATCTGCCACTCACAACTGGATACAAATTAGCGATCTTTCCAGCATCCTGAATCGCTTTGCCATATTCCTGCATTGCAGTAGTTTCACGTTCAATCGCTTCAGCCACAGCAATAACAG